GGATATACAATATGGAATATGGTGCGTGTTTTACGACAGACAGTCAGGGGTTTTTCAAACGGAGTTTATTGGAAGCTTGTACCACATCTCCAACCAAACCGGTTTTTCTTCCCTCGGGAGAGGTTTCATTTGAATCCATGCTTAAGGGTTCCGCAGATCAGAAATATGTGTTTGGGGTAGATCCGGCTTCTGAAGTTGATAATTTTAGTATTGTTGTGCTAGAAGTAAGAGAAGACCATAGGCGGATTGTTCATTGCTGGACGACCAACCGACAACAACATAAAGATAAGCTTAAATCAAAGATTGTGGACGAAGACGATTTTTACTCGTACTGTGCCAAGAAAATTAGACAGCTAATGAGGGATGCTCAGGGTGGTGGTATTGCCGTAATGGAAGCGTTACATGACAAGGACAAGATACCGGAGGGGGAGGTTCCGATATGGCCCGTAATTGATGAGGATAAAGCTAAAGACACAGACGACCACTCTGGACTACATATACTAAAACTTTGCCAGTTCGCAAGAGCTGATTGGTTAGCAGAATCAAACCATGGCCTTAGAAAAGACTTTGAAGACAAGATTCTACTGTTTCCGTTTTTTGACGCCGCGAGCATCGGACTATCTATTGAACACGATAAGGTGGCCGGTAGGAGGTATGATACTCTTGAGGATTGTGTTATGGAGATTGAGGATCTTAAGGATGAGCTATCCATGATTATCATGACCCAAACATCTACCGGTAGGGAGCGATGGGACACCCCGGAAGTTAAAGTTGCAGCCGGAAAGAAGAGTAGGCTTCGTAAAGATCGTTATTCATCATTACTGATGGCAAACATGTCTGCGAGGTGTATGTCTTTTGAGCGGGGTGTATCGAGCTTTGAAACCATTGGCGGTTTCGCTAAGATAGACAATGATTCCAGACTTAATAATGACAAATTATATCACGGACCCTCTTGGTTTACAGAAAAAGTCCAAGACGTGTATTAGTTTGTGTATAGTACTATTGACAATAGCATTCACAATACCATTGATCGGAGAACAATATAAATGTCTAAATCACCACTTTACCGAACATGGGACAGTGACTCACAAAAACAAGAGGCTTACACTCTCACCGCCGACGCAATAGAGGCTTATGATGGCGTCCAGAATTCTGTTGCATACGGACGTAGATCTAGTTATATAGATGTTGAGCCCAATAGATCTGTAAGAACCGGTTTCCTCCGAGAAGATTATGATAACTTTCGTCCCGGCGAATCGGTGTCTAATAAGCAGAAAAAAATTATAAAGATGAGTATGCAGGCTTATGACAGGGTTGGCATTATTCGGAATGTTATTGATCTTATGAGCGACTTTGCTTCACAGGGTCTTACTCTGGTACACCCCAATAGAACTATAGAAAAATTCTATCGAAAATGGTTCATTCAGGTTGGGGGCATTGACAGATCTGAGAGATTCCTTAATTATCTTTACCGTTGTGGAAATGTTATTGTTAAGAGGCGTACGGCTAAATTAAACCATAAAAAGGAACAAGAGTTAAAAAGGTCTGGGGGTGCCGACCTAGAGATTACGGATCTAAAGGTTCCGAGACGTGAAATTCCTTGGACTTACGATTTTTTGAATCCTCTCGCGGTTGACGTTCAGGATTATGGAAGTCAGGTGATTGGGAAGCCGCAGTTTACGCTCAACCTTTCTAAGTATACTTCTGAGTCTTTAATCAGTAGCTCGACTACCAACAAGACCATCTTCAAAACGCTACCCCTAGATTTGCAGCAAAGGATAGCAAGTGGCGATAGGACCATTCCCCTCGACATGGATAAGGTGGGGTTTTATCACTACAAAAAGGACGATTGGTTGTTGTGGGCCAATCCCATGATATATGCGATCCTTGATGACATCATGATGCTTGAAAAGATGAAGTTGGCAGATTTGGCAGCCCTTGATGGGGCGATTTCTAACGTTCGTCTTTGGACCGTTGGTGATCTAGATCACAAAATTATCCCAACAAAGGCCGCTATTAATAAGTTGCGCGATATTCTGGCGAGTAATGTTGGGGGCGGCACTATGGATCTAGTCTGGGGTCCAGAGCTTAAGTTCTCTGAGAGCCAATCTCAGGTCTATAAGTTCTTGGGGGCGGAAAAATATCAGCCGGTTCTTACTAGCATTTATGCTGGGTTAGGTATTCCGCCCACGTTGACCGGCGCGAATACTAGTGGCGGATATACCAATAACTACGTCTCTTTAAAGACTCTTATCGAGAGACTGGAATATGGTAGAGAAATCTTAGCTCAGTTCTGGCGACATGAAATTGAACTAATTAGAAAAGCGATGGGTTTTAGATTTCCAGCCGAGATTCATTTTGATTCGATTATATTGTCTGACGAAGCTGCTGAAAAACAGCTCCTGATTCAGTTGGCGGATAGGGACATCATCTCTAACGAAACCCTACTCGAAAGATTCAGGGAGCTGCCCGGAATTGAGCGTATACGTGTGAGACGTGAAGAAAGGGAACGGACTAACGATATGGGCTCTCCTAAGAAGGCTGGACCTTACCATAATCCTCAGCATAAAGAGGATATAGCTAAAATAGCTTTAACGAAGGATGTTATGGATACCGAGGAGTATCTGGAAAAATTCGGACTTCCTCCCGCAGAAAGGGACGGGGGAGTTGTGGAGCCGGTATCGCCCAATAAAGAATCCGACTACGATCCCGAAGAGCCCAATGGTCGCCCGAAATTCTCTAGAGACACTAAGAAGAGAAAAGAAAAGCGCGTTCTTCCTCGAAGCGGGAACGCTACGACTGTTACGCTATGGGCTCTTGATGCTCAGGCCAAGATATCAGAGGTTCTTTCTCCCATAGCACTCGCCCATTTTAACAAGAAGAACGCCAGAAGTTTAAACAAATCGGAAGTAGATCAATTGGAATATCTGAAGATGTGTGTATTGATCGGAATGACTCCATATATGGAAATAACTCCCGAATTGGTGAAGCGACTATTAGACAACGAAACTAAGCCGTCTGATGAGTTTAATTCTATTGTTATTGCCAAAAAAGAGTCTTTTGTTTCGACTAATGGCAAACAACCCAATATCTCCGAAATGAAATATATTTACGCCTCCACCTTTGCTGATATGCAGGATTTTTACCAATAAATACCCCAGATTTTATTTTGTGTGTATTAATCTTGGAGGTTTTCAAAATATGAAAATATACGAATCTGAAATACGAGACGGTCTGAACGGCATACTGTTAAAGAGTAACAGTGTTGCCTGTTATGCTGTTGCGGAGACATACAGACCGGAACCCTCGCCAGAGTCTATTAGCAAGTTAAAAAAGATACTCGCAGAAAACTCTGGTAGTGGTGATATTTCGATTGCTCAAAATGAAGATCAAATAGATCTATATTACCTAAAATCAATATTAGTCAGTACCGGATGGAACAAGAACGATGACGTGTTCGATCCCAGAGAGTTGTGGCTGGCGAAAGATACACCTGAAGATAAGCCCTTCAACTTCATGCATAATGAAAAAGATATTATCGGACATATCACCGGTAATATTGTTGTGGATTTTGAGGGCGTCGAAATTAATTGTGACACCAGTGAGGTGCCAGACACTTTCAACATCCTTACCACCTCTGTTATATATACGGAGTGGAGTGATGAAGATCAAAGAAGTAGAATGCAAAAAATCGTTTCCGAAATTGAAGGTGGGAAATGGTTTGTATCTATGGAGTGTTTGTTCCCAGACTTTGACTACGCATTAACGACCCCAGATGGGTCTACTAAGGTGGTACAAAGGAGTGAGGCGTCAGCATTTCTAACGAAGCATCTAAGATCTTATGGTGGGAGTGGAAAGTACGAAGACTATAGAGTTGGCAGACTATTAAGAAACTTATCGTTCTCTGGTAAAGGCTTGGTTTCCAAACCTGCTAATCCACGTAGTATAATATTGGAAGGAAACGAATTTTTCGACGAATCGAAAGCAGAAATTTTAACTATATCCTCTACAAAGGAGAATACGATGAGTGATAATCACGATAAGCAAATCTCGGATTTGCAAAAGGAGCTTGCTGAAGCAAAAACTGAAAACGAAGCTCTTAGAGAGAAGGTGACCGCTGAAAAGGAAGCTGAGTTTCAGTCCAAAATCGAAGCTCTTGAGGCTTCTGTTGCGGATCATGCACAAAATCTTGCTACAAAAGAGAAAGAGAACAAGGTTCTTGCTGAATCTATTAAGTCGCAAGAGGAAGCTCTCGCGAGTAGAAATGAAGAGGTGAAGAGCATAGAAGACGAATTAGCCGTTATGAAGAAACAGGAAGCGCTAATGAAGAGAAAGGCTAAACTGGAAGATCTCGGATTCGATTCCGATGAAGCTATTGCGACTGTTGAAGAGCTTGATTCGGTTGACGAAGAAACCTTTGATAAGATAGTGGCTGTAATGAAAAGGAAGGCCGGAATGCCTCCTTGGATGAAGAAAGACAAAGATAAAGATAAAGACGAAGACAAAAAAGAGGACAAAGAAGCGCCAGCCAAAGCTGACGAAGAAGTGGATAGCGCCGAGGCGAATGTAGAAGTCTTGGAAGATGCCGAAGAGTCGGCTGAAGTTGCTATCGCAGAAGCTATCGGTGAAGATGATCCTGCGGAATCTCTTCGTGCAGTTGCTAGCGAATGGCTTGGTTCTATTTTACAGTCCGTTCCAAAAGAAGACAACTAATTTAATTTTTTAAGCAAAAGGAGATTCATAATGGCTCTTAAAACAGATAGAAGTACTCTTCAGACTGACATCTCGTTCTTTATGAACGAGGCCGCTACTAGGGGGGGCGTTGCTTCTCTTAGCACGGCGGGTTCTGGAGCATCAATGGATAATGGTTCAGCGCTTGTTACGTATGCTGGAACCTGTTCCGGGGTAGTTCCGATGGGTTTGCTGGTTAACGACATGGTCAACATTGACCTCACCCGTCAACATCTGAACCAGCACAAAGACGAAGTTCAAAAGGGTGGTAAAGTTACTCTTCTCACAAAGGGATGGGTTGTTACTAGTAACTTGGAAGGTACAGATCCCAACGGTGGCGATTTGGCATACTTGGCACATAGTGGAAATCTTGCTTCATCGAATATTGGTGGAGGAGCCCACGAAGGTGCCGGTCTTGTTGTTGGACGATTTTTGTCGGACGTAGACGAAGATGGTTATGCTAAAGTGTTTATCGATCTTCCTAATGTCAATAGTCCCCAAAACTAGATGACCCAACTAAATAAAAAAGGAGAAGCTAATATGTCTACTAAAAATCGACCCACACCCGAATTTATTGAGCTGCTTAAGCAGTCGGGTAGTTCTGACAAGATGGTCGCCGTGGCGGCCCAAAGAGAGATCGCTAAAGCTCTAGAAGCGCCTATTCGTAAGGGTGTTTTGTTTGGCGATATCGTTACTTCAATTTACGAAGCAATGCCTCTGGAACCCAGTGCTTCACCAGAGTTTCCATTGGACCTCTTGGCTCCCGGCACTGAAGGCGATCACGTTGCGTACACCAATCCCGGCAACGGTCGCATTCCTGAGCGTCACGTCGAAGGTGATTACGTAATGGTTAACACTTACGGGGTTAGCAGCTCGATTGATTTCTTGCTGAAGTACGCTCGTGAGGCTAACTGGAATGTGGTTGCTCGTGCTATGCAAGTGCTTGAATCGTCCTTCGTTAAGAAGATCAACGACGATGGATGGCACACTCTTCTGGCCGCTGCGGTTGATCGTAATATATTGGTTTACGATAATGATGCGGCTGTGGGTCAGTTCACTAAGCGTTTGATCAGCCTTATGAAGACGGTTATGCGTCGAAATGGTGGCGGAAATAGCGCGAGTGCTGCTGGTAGTTTGAGTGACTTTTACTGTTCCCCTGAAGCGATTGAAGATATTCGCAACTGGGGTGTTGACCAACTGGACGAAGTATCTCGTAGAGAAATCTATGTCGCTTCGGACGATGGTCCAGCAATCACGAGAGTCTTTGGCGTCAACCTTCATGATGTCTTTGAGTTTGGTGATGGTCAAGAGTATCAAACCTACTTTACTAGCGATCTTAGCGGCTCCTTGGCGGGCAGTGATGTTGAGCTTGTAATTGGTTTGGATCAAGGCCCTAATGACAGCTTTGTAATGCCTATCAAGAAGGAAATTGAAATTTATGAAGACGAAGGTCTCCATAGACATCAGCGACAGGGCTATTACGGCTGGGCCGAACTTGGTTTCGGTGTTCTTGATAACAGAAGGGTTCTAGCTGGCTCCTTCTAATATTGGCCACTTGACATCAACCCTCGGGCTACCCTAGTTTTTAGGGTAGCCTTTTTTATTATATTGGCTATTTTTGTGTATTGTTTAATGGAGGGTGATATGCTTGGAGTTGGCGCATTTAGCGAACTTAGCTTTAGTGAAAC